ACCTTAGCAGTAAGCTCTATCTACCAGGAGTTCCAGGTGCAGGTGCTACTATCTTCGACTTTGGTGGCTCTACTAATGGCACGGTAGTTGGTGCTACCTGGATGCAGCTGCCAACTGGGCTTCCTTATCTATCCTTCGATGGCACTGATGACTATGTAACTATTGATGACCCTGCTGTTACTACTGATGAGATAGGCACTGTATCTATGTGGGTAAATCAGGATTCTGCGGCTAATGATTATCTTTGGTGCTACGTCAAGCAGTCTACTGATAATGTAGATGTTCTTCGCCTTCTCCTTAAAGCCAATGGTTACCTACAATTTGAAACTTTCTTGAATACAGTTGGCTCTTGGATAGACACGACGACCACCTCAATTACTGTTGGTACTTGGCATAAGATTACCATGCAAAGCGATGGTTCTACTCATATAGTGTATGTTGATGGCATTGTACAGGCTTGGGGTCTTAGTGGGGGAACTGACGATGGACAGTGGTTTGCTGATTGTCAGACAGAGCCAGCAGATACTATTGTTCTTGGTGGGTACTATAGGAACGGTGCTTTGGAGGGTGACCTTGCTGGTGATATAGCCTTATTCCAAGTAACTAGTGCTACTAGGTCAGCAGACAACGAAGCAAGATTCTTTGCTGCCGAACGACATCTTTTTGGAGTGTAACTATGTTAAAAAGAATCAGACTAGACATTGCTTATGAGCCTGACAGTGAGGGAGAAGCTCCTGAACTTTATGACTTGATAGAAGAGGCTAGAAGGCGTGTGGATGCTGGAGTAGTCATAAATGAGGGAGAGCCTAATGAGGAGAGGGGCTTCTTTGAGGTTCAAGATTGCCAGCATACTGATACTCCTCCAGGTCCTTGCACTATTGTAGAGAGGTGGGAAACTGGGAGAGGGCAGGTAATCTAAGGGGGTATTATGGAAATACAATTAACGTGGACTCAGTTTGAAATGCTGAGAAGGCAAATGGAGACCGTGCAGGGTGCTAAAAGTGGCGCAGGATTTGACGAGGGCGAAGCTGCGAACTCTTCTGATAAGGTAGAGTGGGATGCGGATAGTGTCACGTTTACCATAGCGGATTAAAATGCAAAACAGATCAGCGAATACTCAACTCAATAAGCTTAGGAACGGCATATCGTTTCTACGCCGTCTTTTGCTTGACCACGACTATAGACACGAGGATGGCGGTGGCGATGAGATAGACTTAACCGGTCTCTCGGGCGAACCTGGGGATGCGGTGGCGAAATCCTTGTTTGACGCTAAAACGTTTCTTTACGCTACGATAGATGATACACCGGAGGCTAAGACTCCGGTAGAGAGCATGGCCATTCTGGTAAGCCAGAGTGAAGAGACGGCCAACTTCACTGCCGGCGATGAAACAGTGTTATACGCGGATGCCACCACCGGGCCGATTAAGGTTTCACTCGAAGCCGCGGTTAGCAGAGCTGACAAGTGGTACTGGATTAAGAAGATAGACAGTTCCGATAATAAGGTCACTATCGACCCTTACGGGACTGAGACGATAGACGGTTTGAAGACAATAGAATTAACCTTACAGTATCAATATGTGATGATCCATACCGACGGGACGGAGTGGTTCATTCTAGGAGGTGAGTATGTGAAGATGGAAGAAATACTCGAACGGCTCCTCGGACTCCAATTAGAAGAGCTGGAGGAGATTAAAAAGAATACTAAAAATGCGGTGACTCAACTGGAGACGGCTTCAGACGAGGAAATTGAGGAGGACTAATGGAGATATTTGGATGGGGTAAAAAGAATACGGCTGATGTAAATAGTGCGGGCCAACTAAAAACATCTTCTTCCATATTTGCCGAAGACCATGACGCATCTATTCATGGCGATGCGTATACTATGGACATAGATGGTATTACCTCTGCTGTTGATGAGCACTGGCTGGCTGTCATAAAGAACGGTCATAGCACTTTGAACTTGGTAGTTACCTGTGTGCATATCATGCCTAACCAGGCCAAAGACGACCAGCAAATCAGAATATATGTCGGTGGCACATTCAGTTATCTGGCAGAGGGTACTCTAGTAGTACCGGTCAACATATTGGCCAGTAAATCCGGTGGTGCTCAGGGTGATTTCTATGTATCTGATGGTTCTGCGGATATAATGACCACGATTACGGCAGGCAGTGTTGCTAATAGATTCCCCGTACCTGCCAGACAGCCTTACGATTGCTGTAATAACGCAAACTGGGTTATACCGCCCGATCAGTGCTTTATGGTGCGCCCTACCAAGGATTCTAAGTTCTACGGGTTCATCTCGTTCTACTATCGAGTCACACTAGGAGTAACTTATGTGGTCTTTCAGTATAGTTGGCTCATTAGGTAAAGTCATTGAGCAATTCCTGACTTCCTGGGGATACGCATTGTCTGTTCTTAACTATAGGCAGAAGTACGGGCAGTGGCAGTCTGTAAGCTGGACTAACACTCAGGTGAGCGCAACAGCCATCGCCTCTCCTGTTGCTGGAGGCTCTATTGAGATAACTGACATATTCTTTACAGCTATCAAGGTTAGTGCTGGAACAGTAACTATAACTGTATCGGATGGTACTTATACAGAGACACTAGTGACTATCCTGCTTACCAATGAGGCTGTAAGGATGACACACTCAGTTCAAGGTAGGATGCAAGGTTGGCGTGATGCTAAAGTGTACTATACCGTAGCAGGAGCCAATTCGACTGGGGCTATAACTGTAGGCTATGTTAAGCATGGCAAGGCGAACTCTGAAGATTACTCAGTTTGGAACGGTAGGAGATAGGAGGAATTATGAGTGTAGACGCAAATAGTTACGGTACGGTAGCCGGAGTAGAAAGGCTGATCGGAGATATCGTTGCCAGCCGTACGTTTGCCAGTGGCACGGTTCCTTCTCTCACGCAATGCGAAGCGGAGATCGATGACATCGCCGATGTGATTAATGCCCGCTTGGATGTGATGGGATATACCGTTCCGGTGAGTGAAACAGATTACCCCCACGCTTACGGCCTCCTTAAAGATGCAAATGAGAACGGGGCGGCTGCCAGATTATTGGGTACTATCCCCGTTCAGGCTTATGACCCCGATGAGCAAATGGAGGACATGGGAAATACCCGCGCTCAGATGTACGAACGTTTCTTGAACCAGATTCTCAAGCAAATAGACGAAAGGAAGATAAGGGCTGGAATGAGGCAGCGCAGGTTCTATAACCTCAAAGCCGGAGCAGCTAGAGACGATGAGGGCGTTCTCAAAAAGCCTCTCTACAGGCGTAGGATGAACGAATACCCGGGAGCTAGAATTCTGCCTGAAGAAGAAAGCGAGAATACGAGCTGATGTCTTATACTACGGTCGAGACAGCTATTTTAACAGTCATACGTACTCACGCAGATTTCGATACCACGAATTGCCTTGCCGGTGAAGCGTCAGCGATAAAGAAGGGCTTAGCCCGAGTTCTCCGTGTCTTAAAGGGATCGCACAGGCAGGAAGCGATTACGATAGGTGCGTATAAGCACGTCTGGTCTGTAAATCTCGATTGCTACGTCCCCTGGCGTAGTGATATCGCTACGCTGGAGGCTTCACTCGCTACCGAGACCCAGAAAGTTATCGATACTATCGAACAATATCCAAGTCTTAATAGTGCAACTGGGGTGACCAACGCAGAAATTACTAACGCTAATCAAGCAGAACCCCTGGGATCGGCGAAAGGCGGATACAGGGGGCAGCGTTTATTCTTGGAGGTTACAGAGGTTACAACACCAACGAGGGCTTAATTATGCCTACAGCGATTGATATTGAAGTAGATGGATTAACAGAAGTAGCAGATCGCTTTAAGAAAGCGAGTGCTGCAAGTGTCCGGATAGCTCTTAACGAAGCGTTACGGAGGGTTGGTCAGCTCTTTGTGCCGTCTAAGGGTACAGGGCCGCTAGCTATGGCAACGCCAAAAGTAACTGGTAAATTAGCGAGATCAAGTTTCTTTCAGATTATGGGACAAGATATAGGACAGTGGCTACAGGTAATGCAGCCTGCCAGAACTCCAGAGGGCAAGTTTTATGGTGGGTGGGTAAGGGGCGGTACCGACCCACATGAAATCAGGCCGAAAACCGCTAAAGCCTTAAGGTTTCAAATCGGTGGGGAAATTGTTTTTGCTATGAAGGTTAGCCACCCGGGTAGTCGGGCAAACCCTTACCATCAAAGATTGTTGACTCAAAATAGGGGTCGCATTCAAACTCTTCTAACCCATGTGGGGAAGAAAGTTACCGTCTATTTATCGGATAAAGGAGATTAATATGGCTTTTTACGATTCTAACCTTTCAAAGTTCTTTATCACGGATACCGGTTCGGATGAACGGGAAATATCCCCTTATATCGTCTCTATCTCCGGGTTGCCCGGTCCCAGAGAATTAAACGAGGCAACGGCTCTGGGGGATACGGGTAGAAAGTGGCATCCGGCACTACAGAATGCCGTGATTATTCTGGAACTGATGTGGAGCGATGATACCGATGTCGGTTCGGATACGGTATTAGGCCCTCTCAGGGAGCATACCGCGGCGTTAGCTTTCAACTATGGTCCTGAAGGGAATGACAGTACCGATATCAAGTATTCAGGCACTTGCTGGGTCAGAAACTACGAAATCACCTCTAGGGTAGGTGCTATGGTACTGGCCAGGGCTGAATTACAAGTAAACGGTGCCGTGGCGAAGGGAGCATACTAAGCTTAGTAAATATGACGCTTTCAGATGCAAAATTAGCCGTTTAAATATAAAAGGAGTCTTATAACCAGGAGGATCGCATGAGTGACCGAGTAAGAATAGACCTGGGGGATGAGGATTACGCATTGCTTTTATCGGAGAAAACACACGGGACGCAGAAGCGATGCAATGACATTAGTCGGCCGGCCCTGATTTACCCGGAAACGAAACTTACTATGGGGAGCGACCGGGATATCATCAAGAACCAGATCCAAAGCGGGGAGGTTTATATCGACTGGGCTAAGGTCAATACGGAAGCCCTGAATGATGCTCTGATTCTGGGGCAGGTCGTAGAATGGTCGTTTGGGGAGGTAACCGAAAAGGTACTGGATGGTATTCCAGAAACGAAATATCAGACTTTAATGCTTAAGATAAACGAGGTGTTTGGAGACCCTTTAGCGGTAAGCGGTATCGAGAGTTAGCCGAGGCTCTTTTCCTGGCTATGAAAATACCGAAGAGTTATCAGGTACCGCCTGAAATGGAGGAGGCTATGTTAGTAGTGGAGACCGGGTTTACCCCAGATGAGTTAGATAAGATGCCACAGAGCCTTATTTATAAGATGATCATGTACCAGAATGTACGCGAAGTGGCAAAATCCGGTGGTGAGTATAACATATAGGAGAATACGATGGCTGAGGAAGCTGCAATTACAATCGTAACCCGAATGAGGGATGAAGCCAGCCCCAAGTTACAGAAGTTTGGCCAGAATCTTGAGGCTCAGGCTTTCTCTGCTCAGCAGCTACAAATGAGCCTTGTCGCCGCTGGGTCAGCTATGGCGGCAATGGGTTCCCTTATGAGTCAGTTAGATTCTCCGGCAGCAAAGGTAGCCGGAACTTTTCTAGTGACTGCCGGTGCAATCATGTCTACTACCAGTGCGATAATGCTGGCGATGCCGGAGATCAAGAAGCTTATTGGAACCTTAAGGGCTCTTGCGATAGTGCAGACTATTGTGGCTGCCTTGACTGGTCCTGTGGGATGGGCCAGGATAGCAATAGGCCTGGGAGTAGCGGCTGCTGGTGCTGCGGGGATAGTAGCGATGACCGGCGGATTTAGCCGAGGCGGTGGTACCACAGTGAATATCAATACGGCCGCTGTGATGGGTAACGAACAGCAGGCTCGAAGCCTTGCCCGCCAAATCCAGACTAAGACACGGGAAGATGCCCGGTTGGGGAGATAATGGCATACGGAGATATAACGGAAGCGGTCATAGATACTCTGATAATAGACAGTGCTTTTGGGTCGGTACCCAGCGCATTACATATTCAGGATAATGTCTATGCTGTCGCATATCAAGGTCCGGCAACTGATGGCTGGGTCAAGACCTTCTGTGTCGATGATGATGGTACAATTAGCAATGCCATAATCGGTAGCTTAGAGTTTGACACTGTCAACGGTGCAATGAGCCGCGGTCGCTCACTTGTTCATGTTTCGGGTACGACTTATGCAATCGTCTATAAAGGCCCTGACAGCGATGGCTTTATTGTAACCGTTTCGATATCGGGTGCCGGTGTAATCGGGAATGCAGTTTTGTACAAATTAGAATACGATACCTCCGCGACGAATGCCCAAACCATTATTCATGTATCCGGCAGCATCTTTGCGATCTTCTACAAGAGTTCGGAAAACGGTTTCATCAAGACCGTGAGTATTGCCGCAAATGGTACTATCAGCTCGGTGATAGACAGTTTCGACATGGGCGGCGCTGTAGACTGGTGTAAGATCATCAATCATTCCGGAGATATTTTCCTGTTGGCTCATGATGATAAAGTGCACACGATTACGATTGACAGCTCGGGTAATATCGGTGCTGCCTTGATATCTTCCCTTACCTTTACGGCACTCGGAGCATCATATACCAATATCCTTCAAATCGCACCCACAAAATATGCCGTTACATTCAGAGACGGTACGGCTTTGCAGCATGACGGACACCATACGACATTTAGTGTGGATGGGGCCGGTGCAATTAGCTCTGCTATAGATACGTATGAATTTTCGGGTGATCTTTTCGCCAATAATACCTATAACCTTTCTAGGCTTGTCAGGGCCGTAGTATATGGAGGTGCGGGTGATAACGGCCACATAGAAACAAGAAGCATCGACCTTGATGGGAACATTGCTACTTCTAGAGTAGACGAATGGCAGTTTGATAATGACTACTGCAATGCCCCTGTACTCCTCCATGTTTCTGATAATGTCTACTTAATCATTTACCAATATGTAAGCAGTGGGGCGATGAAGGCTATTACCTTGGCAATGGAAACTGAAGTTGACGGGATATACGTCTGGCTGGCCGATACTTACGAGATAGCCAAGGCCGGAGGATTGGTATTTGGGTGTAGAACAGAGAGGGGTCGTGACGAAGAATTAGGCCACGCCGCCTCTGGGGTGTGTGAACTCACCTGTGATAACTACGCCGGCGACTTTAGCCCGGAGCTGACTTCAGGGAGTTATTATGGCACTCTTGACCTCGGTGCAAAAATCGAGGTGTATGAAATATACAAAGGAATTGCGTATAACCACTTCCTGGGGAAGATAGATAAGATCGTGCCTCATGCCGAGTGGGATAACCGGCTTGCGTATATTTTAGCGGTGGATGGCATGGACGATATGGCTCAAAAAGAGATCGATATCGCATTGCTTACCGACACGACCACCGACGCTCTGGTTGATGATGTTCTCGACGCTATAAACTGGGGTGCCTCTGCCCGAGACCTCGACACGGGAATAGATACCCTCCAAGTAGCGTGGTTTCATAAAGAGAATGCACTCGAGGCCATTCAGGACCTAGAATTGATGGCTAAGGGGTTCTTCTATATTGACATCGACGGTAAAGCTATTTGGGAAAATCGCCATGCCAGGGTTACGGGGCAAGGGATAGTTTCGCAGGGTGACTTCGAAGATACGATGGTTGAACTCTCTTATGAATTCAGCAAACGAGATCTGAAGAACTGGGCTCGTGTAACCGGATACCGATACACCGCTGAGGCCGATGATACCGAGTTGTGGTCTATCTTTACCGGAGCCACAGGTGCGCCGTACATTCCGCCGGCGAGCGATATCACAATCTGGGCCGACCTTGCTGGTCCCCTTTACAGCTATGATACATTGGTCGAGGATACACACTGGAACGCTAATACCGCTGCCGATAAAACGGGAACAGACGTGGGCACAGATATTACTATTACTGTTACTCAGTACGGGCAGGCCTTAAAGTTCCTGATTGAAAATGCCGGGGCAAAACGTGCCTATCTGGTAGTACCGGATTCACCCCCTACCGGGGCGACGGCTAATAGGACACTGATTATCTTTGGGAAATTGTACTTGGAAGATATTCTGACCGTCGTGAAGGAGGATACCACATCACGGGACGCTTACGGACCGAGAAGTATTGAGATAGACGCGCGGTTTAAGTCTAACCCCAATGACATCCTGGCTTACGCCGATTATCTCATTGCGCGGTTCAAAGACCCCATTCCTACTCCATCGGCCGTTAAATTAGTAGCCAGGACGAGCGAGTATCTGCGATTACAGTGCCTTGGCCGTAAAATCAGTGACCGGGTTACGTTGAAATCTACGCTCTTAGGCTTCGATAGGGACTTCTATATCGATAAGATTATTCAGGATTATGTGCTGCACCAAGGCGGTACCGTCCATGAAACTACCTGGTATGTCACCCGAGCTAGCGGGACGGCTGAGGGGTTATACTGGCTTTTGGCAACTGCCGGGTTCGGCGAACTCGGAGAAACTACCGTATTGGGATTTTAAGAACATGATTACAGGAAATACATGGTTCGACTGTACATGGGAGGAGTTTACTACGGAAATGCTGGGTAAGCTCCGTAAGAGATACCAGATACCCGAGACGGGCTATGATACGGAGTCGAGACCTCTCGTAGCCTTTCTCAATGAAGGTATGTGGATTGTCCAGTGTCCCGATTGCCGGGGCGCGGAGGCTGCTTTCGATGAATGCTGGTTTTTCTGCTGCTCGTGTAAGAACGCAGTTACGGGTCATAAATATCGACGGTTCGTATTTCCCCCTCATCGGAAACAGATTGAAGAGTTATTGGATTTACGGCCTCTGCCTAATAGAAACTGGTTACCCGGTGAAACGCTTGACGATATAAAACGTGATAATGAGGAGCACGTTTCTGAACTTCTAAATGTAGGAGGTGACTGATGGGTTGGACCGCAATTCCCGCGGCAAAGGTGACCGGATATCTGGTTACCGCCTCAGATTGGAATACCTTCATATTTGATAACGTGGCCTATCTTAAAGGTCAAGATGGCGAAGTTGCATTTGAGGATGACATAGCTCCCAGCTCTGATGGAGGATCGGCCGCAGGTACCTCTAGTAAGATATTCAGTGCCGGATATTTTGGAGCTCTCTACGCTGGATCTAAGGGGCAGCAGACAGTAAGACTCGGCAACATGAGGCAGATAGTCCTTAACTGGGATGATACTGAATCGAACTGGCCGGTCAGTTCGGCGACAGGTGGCGGTGGCACCATTTTAGCTGGTGGAACTGGGCAGTTTGTCATTAAGGTTGATGATGACGCGGTTGGAACCGCCGATATCTATAATCAGACTGAGCAGAATAGTGCAAAGGACACTTCTTTCAATGCCAGTAGAAGCCCCTACATGAGATGGGAATTTAATCTTGACCACTTCGACCCGGCCACCACTATTATGATCGGTTTTGAAGATACCCCCGCAGCGGCTACTGTTTGGACAGCTAACGACAAGCTTGCCGGAATAGCCTGGAGTGGCGGAGCAGCCACTTGGATAGCAGAGAATAGCGATGGCGGTGGTTCTTACGATTCAACCGTTATCACCGCTTACTTTACCGCAGACCAGAGAACGGTAGTGGAGATATTGGTGGTGAGTGCTACCGCGGTTTATATCTTTATTGACGGGACACTCAGGCACACCTCTACCACCAAGTTACCTACCGGGGACCTTGAATGGGTAGTCCATGTCGATAGCGATGGTAGTGGTGGGGCTACAGATGATAGTTTTCTCACTCTGGGCCAGTTTGTATTACAAGAAGCGTTGAGTTAAGGAGAGGAAATGACTATCGAAATCTGGGTAGTAGGTGGGATGTTTGTCACTAACGTGGTGGGCTGGATATACACAGGCATAAAGAATAAGAATGATGCCTCAAAGAGAGAGGGTAGGATTGACCAGCAACTTAGTAGTCTACCATGTATCACTAATCCCAACTATCAGACTAAACTAGGTGCTCTTGGAGAGAAGGTAGAAGGTCTTGACGGACGTGTTGAACGCATCGAAGATACCTTGAACCACGAGAAGTAAAATGGAGAATGACCGGTGGCCTGCGAAAAGTGCGGTTCTCCCACCCACGCAGACGGGAAGGGTAATATCGTGTGCTCTAAATGCGGTCACCGTAAACCGATAAAATAAGCCTGCCCTTCTGGGCAGGGGTTTCTCCGGTTTAGGCCCCCCGGACTCCTCCTGGTTCGGGGGGCTGTGCTATTACCACGCTACACCAGTCACACGTAACGGCGACTTAAGCCACCTGCTTATCTTTCTATACAGCCCAGTGCTAATTTTACATCTCACGGCGTTAGAGAATAGTACAGACGCTTATTTAGATATGTGACTATAGTACTATAACAAAGGCTTGACAGTGGCTATTATATGGAATAAGATATGGGTAGAATAAATAAGGAGAAAACTTTAACTATGAGTGAATTAAGGGTAGAGCGGGATATGATTGATATAACAGCCACGACGGAGGAAAACCCTAATTGGGCATATACTTGCCCTTGTGGAGATATTATCACTTGCTATAATATGCCACGACAGAAATTCGTGAAGTGGGAATATGATAGGGATGGCGAATGGATAGCAATCATGTCTTCGCATTGCCGGGTATGTTGGAAGAGAGTGCCTGATATAGAGATGGCTCATTCGAGGCGGCTATCCACGCATAAACAATTTATGCCTGGTCTGAGTCATTTCTATGTAGATAATCGAGAGGTTCCAGAAGCTGAATGGCAGGCTGAGTTAAATAAACGCAAAGGAATAGAAGATGGAACAGATTAACAAGCTAACCCAGGAAATGAGGATGCAGAACTTGAGGGAAATGATCGAAAGAGAGAAGAGATTCAAATACTTCTGTGAGGTCCTAGGGAGCACGGTACCCAACGAAACCGCCAATGGACCGCTCTACTATAAAGGTTACCTGCATCTTACTAGGAATTGAAAGGAGGAACTATGAATAGGACAGAAGCAGACGATATAGTAGCAGAGCTTAATGCGATAGACGCACATCTCGCCTGGCGGGATGAGAAGGGAACTTTGACCGAGAGCCAGAAGCCAATCTTATATCTCATTCAGATAGCCCGGCCATTCCTGAAAACGCTTGTTGACATCGCCCGATCTCTAGAAAGTATCGCAAGTAAGTAATGAAGCAAAGACCGGGGGGAAGAAAAAGAAAGGAGGAACCAAATGATGGAAGAACTGAAGTTTGACACAAGTGCTCATGTCTCTGCATCGGCAGACGGAGAACTGATTACAGATAAGCCTCAAGCTCTAGTGAAACTCAAGCCGGGGGATGATACAATAGTTCAAGGTTTTTATGAGCATGGTCTGGGTCTGCTGAAATATGCCCAAAGCAGGATTATAGCCAATATAGACGACATGAAGCTGGCCACCAACGACCTTACTGTTATCCGAAAAGTTAAGAGAGAGATAGATGAGAGGCGCAAGGACTATCTCAGCCCTTTCCGGGAACACATTGATGAAGTCAATGCTGCCTATAAGACTATAATGGCTCCAGTAGAAGAGGCCGATAAAGTTACTGAAGCTTCGATGCTGAAATATAATAGCGACTTAGCTGAGAGGGTTAGGGCTGAACAAGAGATAAACCGCAAAAAACAGGAACTTGCCGAAGACGAAATGAATCTGCATGGTGAACTAAGCCAGTCCGTTGATTTGGTCGAAGTCTCTCCCCCGCCATCTAAAGTTGTCAGAGCTGGAGTCGGGACTGTATCTCAACGGGACAACTGGAAGTATAGAGTAGTTAATCGGGACCTTATTCCTAGAGAGTACTTGGTTCCTGACCATGCTGCTTTGATGGCGGCAGCGAAGCAGAAAGGGGAGAAAATAGTGCCGGGTGTGGAATTCTATAATGAGCCTACAATGGCTAGGTCGGGGAAATAGGGGAGGTAATATGGCAAAGCGCAAAGGCAAACCGAGAACCCAACAACACGAGTGGTTACCACCTACTGACGGGCAAGTAACCTGCCGGAAATGCGGAATGACAGTTAGTGTGATGGTAGCCAGAAGGGGAGTGGGTCGATGTGGGAATGAAATGCCACCAGAACCAAAGAGGCAATCAATACCGGTCACCCTTGGTATAAAAGCAGAACTCGGAGTATGCCATGGCTGCGGTAAGGAAATAAAATCGGTCCCATTTAACTCCAGGTTGAACATGATATGTTGCGTTAATCGGAAATGTGGTCTATACCGAGAAAGATTAAGAACGGAGGTCGTGAGGTAATGCAGAAAGTTAAAGTTGCTGATGTCAGTATCAAGAAAGGAACCAATGACAAGGGTGAGTGGATCAACACCCAAATCACCGGAGAGGACGGTGCCAAGTTCGGTACATTTCATAAAAGTGCCGCGTCTCTTGAGAAAGGCGATCTGATCGAATTAGAACCCATCGTGAAGGGGAGGAATGTCAACTTCGAAAACTGGAATATGCTTGAAAAGGGTACTGGTTCCCCAGGTTCTAATGGTAAAGAGGGAGTGTACCGCCGGGATACGGAAGGTATTGAGTTCGAGTATAAACTAAAGGCTAGGCTTCAAGAGATAGAACGAGCCAGCATTGAGGCGCAAGTGGCCTTCAAGGGGATTATGACTATGGCTGCCGCAGCTATTGCTGCCTCAACCTTACCTCAAACCGAGTCACTGGTAGCTAGTAATGAAGTATTTTCGGGGTCACTGGCTCTAGCCCTCCAATGGGCTGAGAAAAAGCTGTCGGATGACTTTGATGCGATCCCTACGCCCATAACACCCTCGGAGGAATCAATCGAAGATAAGCCGGCACCGGATACATTCCCCAATGTTGGTGCCTTACTCAAGTGGTGTGCTGATAATGGAGTAAGCCGGCCAAAGTTCCTTGAGCTTGTGGGTGTCAAAGAAGCCGACCTCCCCAGAGTGAATATCCCCGATGCGGTCCAGATAATCCGGGAGTATATTGAATCTGCTGATCCTGATAAACTGTCCGAATGAAGCGTAGTCCGTTACGGAAGGTTAGCCGAAAGCAAACTCAGGAACTAAATAGGAGAAGGAAGCTCAAAGCGGAATTGCTAGCCGAGATACCAGATGGGAAGTGTCCGGTATGTGGTAAGTTTCCAGATTTCCGAGGCTTGCAGTTGGTTCATAGGAAAGCACTTAGTCGTGGCGGTCTCACAGAAAGACCAAATTGTTATATTGCCTGTGGTCGGTGCCACTTCACAGTAGAACACGGGATAAGAGAAAAAGACAGTCAGCCTAAATGGTCAGGAGGAAGGTAATGTGTGATTTGTTTGGACGCAAAGCAAAGAAGGAAAATGTAGTCTTACTACGCAAGGTTGAAGGCTTGAACGCTACGATCAGTAGATTGAGTGATAGGCTGAGGCCAATCCCGCCACCTGAGATAATAGCTGAAATAGATGCCCAGAATATGTATCTATTGCTCAAGAAGACGTTCCCAAATCTGGCCTACGCTGACATGGACCTGGCGGACCGCACCTGGGGTTTAACGACTCCGGGGGAATTAGAGAGGTTCATAGCCGCTGACAATACAGATGAAATGATCTGGCGCACCCAGGCCCCCGACTGCGATGATTTTACTCGGAGGTTACGTGGCAATCTGGTAATACCCGGTTGGTGGAGTATCCCAGCCGGTGATATCTGGGTTCAATGGGAAGACACTGACGGCGTTCACGGTCATAGCGTAATGATTACCGTGCTGGTCGACGAGGCTATGGTTCCCACTGTTTATCTGGTTGAAGGTCAGGATGACGTTATAGAAACAGCCGAAGAGATGTTCGAAGACTTCGCAATCACGTTGCTTAAGATATAAAGCGGTCAACAAAGGCTTGACAAAGGCTAAAAGGTAGTTTAACATAGGCGAGAAAGGAGGGACTTATGGTAGAAACGAAAGACACAGACAGACCGGGCCGGGGTGCGATAGCTCCCGGTAAGACCCAAGTAAACTGGCGTATCAAGTCAGATGTCCTCGATGCTCTTCGGACCGATATGCACCGGCTGGGCTTGGAGTCCGTAGTGGCGGTTGTTAATCACCTGCTGACAAAGCACTACTTCGGCGGCCAACCGTTAGATTAACCAAATTTCTGTGTAGGAGGAATCATGGACCAGACGATTGTAGTTAAGCACGTCAATGAAGTCAAGAACATCCGGGTCAAGATATCAGAAGTCGGAGACGTAGAACACGAAATCACCCTTAATTGTTTACTGGCGGACGGTGACCTGGAACGGTTGATCCTCATCTTCCGACAGAAGATACCAGTCGAGGTTACCTTCTTTTCTCCTCAGAGCCAGATGGATTTGGAGGTTAAGAAGGTTGTGCCGGCACCGGAGAAGGCTACCGCGAAAGCTGGTAGCTAATGGGATTAAACAATAAATCACTCATCGAATTCGATCCGGTCATAGCTCAAGCAGTTGGTCTTAGACCAGCGACAGTTTTTGCGGTTATTAAACAAACTAAAGAAGGCATTGACAAGGCGTCTATACTTAGAATCCTATCTTTCTTGACGAGAAGCACTCTTGAGAGGTCTCTGAAAATCCTTCTCGACCGGGGCTTAGTCACGCTTGTAGATTATAGCCCTCCTGAGATTGCGAACATTCTGAGGGCGAAAACGGTAAAGCGATTGGGTTATGGTACACTGACGTGTGAATGGTGTCAATGCCGGACCTTAACACTGACTGAACATCATTACCCCATCCCGAAATGCAGTGGTGGAGATGCAACCGTAGGAATATGCCACAACTGCCATGCTGAATTCCATTACTTATTAACCCAACCTGTTTATAGACACAAGGAGGTATTTAATGAGGGCTAGCAAGCTCCTAATACCTGAACCACCGTTGCAAGTCATCCCATCTCTGGCAACTATATTAGGTGTCAATCAAGCTATAATTCTCCAGCAGATTCATTACTGGCTTCTCTCATCCGAGCATGAAATTGACGGGGAGAAGTGGATTTACAATTCGTATCAACAGTGGGCATCACAATTTACATGGCTCAAGCCACGGGCTATCCAAAAGCACATCCTCCAACTGGAAAAAGCAGGGTTTCTCATTTCGGACAAACACAATACCATGAAACGGGACCGGACAAAGTGGTACCGCATTGATTATGAGAGGCTTAATTTAGAGTGTGAAAAACTTCACCTTGAACGTGAAGAAAGTAACCAAAGTGGTGAAAATAGTAACGATGCATCATACCCTAACGTCACATTGTTACCAGAGACTACTACAGAGAATACCCCAAAGAGTACTACCAGAGATAAGAGGGATAAACCCTCTTCTTCAGTACAAGAAGTCTTTGAAGCTATGAGAGCCTACTTTGGATATCCGGATAAGATAACTCAGGATCCAATCCCAAGTTATGGCAGGGAAGGGAAGGCGATTAAAACGCTATTAGACCGCGGCTTCTCGATTCCGGATATCTTAGAGTGCTGGATGGAGAAATGCAGGAAAGCGGACGGCTTCAAATCAATGACCTTCGTTAATGAGGATATAAAGGCTAAAGGCAGCGCGATTAATAAATATGCCGGCGGGAAATACGGTCATATGGTACAGAGATGACCTGGAAACCTAAGAGAGTAGGCTATGGTAACGAACCATCCTACTACCGGGAAGATAACGGGTGCCGATATTTTGAGAGGTGCCTGCATTGCTATTTCCTTGAATGTCTGTATGTTCTAAGGAAGGGGGAACGGCAAGTGGCGATCAGGAAACGAAACGGAGGGGCAAAATGAAAGTATCAGAACTTATCAAGGTTGGGGATGAGATAAGGAACTGTGAGGATATACCTCTTTTGGTAACTTCGGCGGTGCCAGGGCGGTATGGATTGCTTGTTAAAGGTAGGTTTGATGACGAGGATTTGTATGAAGCCTTTGCTCCTTATGAGTTAGCAGCTAGTCAGTGTATGGCAGATTGGCGTGGTTGGAGCAGTCGGGCACATCTGGTACTCCCGAATCGAATGTGGTTGGGTACTGTAAGCCTATGGCGGAGTGACTCTAGAGACACCATCGAGGAATACGATGCCATGTGGGAAGAGACACTGGAACTGATGAGTTCGGGGGCACAATGAGACGGCTATGGTTCCTATTTATCTGGACAGTTCTGGGTCCGTATAACAGGGGGGATTTCCCGAAGAGGTGAGTGCGATGAAGGTATTAGGTGTTGATCCCGGAAGTCGTGTCATCGGCTATGCGATATTAGATACTGGAGATGAATTACTCGGGTTCGGTGAGCATAGCTTTCACAAGAAGGAATACCTAGATAGATTCATTACGCTTGAAGCTACGCTCGACTGGATATTTCAAGTTTACCCGAATATAGACGAAGTGGCCGTAGAACAGGCTGTGCGTTTCCGTGATAGAAAGATAGCAGAGCTTGAAGTTGCGGTCAGAATAATTAAAAAGTGGGCTCAGAGGCAGAAGAAGAGAATAGGCTTATATTACCCGGCTACCTGGAAGGCCGGCGTAACCGGTAAATCCAAGGCCACTAAAGACAACGTGGCGAGGATTGTCTGCCTTCACTTTCCCCAGGTGCGGGAAGAAAGCGATCACGTCACCGATGCAATCGCCATCGGTATGTACCACCGGGCCAGAAGAAAGACAGATTTAATGGTAGAAGCTACCGCACAGGGTAAGGTGTGGGAAGGAGAAATATGATCAGGCAGGAGCAGATAAGGGAAGGGATGGAGGCTACGATATGCACCTTTTGTGCAATAACTGATTGCAAACTAGAAGAGGTGTGTGGGAATTGTTCAAATTTAGCTGAGGGAATTATCAAGAAGCAGGACTCTCAAGGTGTAGTGATAAAGGTGGAGAGGGAGACGGATGAAGAGCTGAGAGAAAGGCATGCACTCGAGTATCGTCAGGGTAGCACTAATATGACGTATGCTACTTGGACTATCGCGCGAGATATGTTTCCTAGAGAACTTGCAGCAGTAGAGCCATTGATAGATACCAGAATAATAGCTGAATTAGAAAGTGGGGGAACTGCCGATATGACACCACCGTCGCTGAATGAAAGGGAGGAATGATGCCCGACCGTAGTGCTCAAGTTAGCAAGAGGCAGGAGAGAGAGAGGGTCAAGTCGCAGGCCCTGTTCCTTGCTTATAAGAATATGGGACCTGATCGAACGTTAGAGAAGTTACACGAAATGTGCCTCTATATTGGGCTGAAACTCGCCGTTAATACCATTAAGAGATATTCTGTTAAGTATGGGTGGCAGAGGCAAATACTCGAATTACAGTCGAAGGAAGCCGAAGAAAGGGAAAGTGACGTAGCCCGGTTAGTAGACGATATGAACAAACAGGATGCCAGCTTAGCTCAGGGAATGAAAGGCCTTGTCGCAGCCGGCATTAACTTTAAGAGGGAACATATCAAGAAGAAGGCCGGTACTGACGTTCAGGTCTTGGAGATGGAA